TTAATGACACAATATATTGAATTTGTGGCCGACAGATTGTGTTTGCAATTGGGCTATGATAAGCTATACAAATCACAAAACCCGTTTGATTTTATGGAGCTAATCAGTGTTGAGTCAAAGGTCAATTTCTTTGAACGTACAAACTCTGAATATGCTCTTGCGAATAAAACTGTGGACACGGATGTTTTTGATTTTAACGCAGCGTTCTAAAGCCTAATTTGGTATGAAGATACGTTAACCCCGCATTATACATAATAGTAATTATTTTATTATGTATATTTATGATAACTGGCCAACGACCTATTTACGTTCTTTGTATAGTTTTAGTGTTCGTGCACTTGCGTCCTTTGCATTGACGTATTTGGGCATCCAAAAATAGGGTAGGATCTTTCCCATACCTGAATAATGCCTCTCAAATTGCTGCCTATAATAAAACTGTTCGGTCGTTTTGGGTAGAAGATGGTCACCTATCATAGCCATATCTGGATGGCTTCTGGCAATAGTATCTGAAGTTGATGCAACTATGTGTTTAAAGTAATCAAACATATCGCCCAACAATTCCTTTACGACTTTGTCGGTATGTTCCTGAATAATCTTGTACAATGACCTATTCTCGGTTGAAACGCCGTCGCTAAATGCCTCCTTTCGTCTCCACAATACGCTATTCGGCAATAATTCGGCATCGTTACTATTCAAATAATTTTCCTTTGAAAATGCTTGCCGAATCAATTGTTTCTCCATTACCGAATCGTCTGTAATATCGACAAGACATCTGAATTTATGAGGAATAGACAAGTAGTAATCTACCCACGCCCTATCCAGAAATGGTGGACGGGGTTCTAGTCCGTGCGATGAAATAGACTTATCTGACCGAAGCACATCAAACGCATGAATATCTTTCAGTAATCGGCGGCATTCTCTGTCAAACTCAATGCTGTCCCCCGCATACTTCATATACAAATATCCACCCGCCAACTCGTCGGAGCCATCGCCATTCAAGATTACCTTGGCAGTGCTATGTTCCGATATATATTTTCCGAGCAGCCAATTACCAATACTCGCCCTGACAGTTGTAGTATCGTAACTTTCAATGCTGGCAATCACGTCGGGAATCGCCTTTAAAAAATCATCTTCTGTTAGCACAATTGTCGTGTGTTTTGTGCCGAGGTGTTCTGCCACCTCTTTTGCATATGCTAAGTCAGTTGCACCTTCAAGTCCAATGCTGTATGTTTCCAACGTCGGCAAATTATGTTCTTTGTGGTATTCATTTGCCAATGCAGCGACCAAGCTGCTATCCAGACCACCAGATAACAAACACGCTACTGGTCGGTCAGTTGCCCCGCATCGCTTATTTACCGCATTGATTAAATGCATTTGCACATTGCGTATAATATCAGTCGTGTTCTCATTGTCTTGGTGCATATTGCTACGAAACCCAGGGGTGTGGTATATTTTTTGGTCTACATACGACCATTGTGTGGATAGCCCAAATGGTTGAACAAAACTCATATAACTACCTGGTGCAAACTGTTCAATTGTATACTTGGTATGTCTAACGTCACCTCGGTTTTGAAATCGCTCCGCTCTTGTGAGCTTATTCAGCTTGTTATAAATGCTATACAACACTTTCATTTCACTTGCAAAGGCGAATGAGTGTGCGCGCTTTGGCTTGACTACATTGGGCTTTAACCAATATAATGGGCGAACGCCATATGGGTCACGCGCAATATACAATTTGCAAATCCCGCCATATGTTCTGTTGTCTAGCAATGCAAATGAGAATTCTCCATCCAACATCTGCAATGTTTGATCAATGCCATACTTGATATATAAATGAATAATCACCTCGCAGTCGGAACTGCTAATCGGTTTTACGTCCATCATATCATATAATTCTTTATAATTGTAAATTTCACCATTGCATATCAATACAACGTCGTTGTAGCAAAGCGGTTGATTTGATTCGGGATTTAGACCATTGATTGCCAACCGATGGAAACCAAACATTGTATTTAGCATAACCGTTTGAAGTGTAGAAAATTCGGGACCACGCTTTTGTCCCTTTTTAAATTGTTCTTCGATATATGCACGCGGCAATACATCTCCGCTGCCATCCTCGTTTAACAATGCAAAAATACCACACATATTACGTTACTAATGTATTTATTAAAATGGCTTTATATCTGTATTTTACAGATTGTGAATAAATGTTGTGATATAGTATACATAATTTGAGACAATGTTCAAAGGTCTTGATTACACACCAAACGTTTCATCTGTTAATAACGTTGCACCATCGAGTTTAGGAAATTCCAAGGAGAACAAGACGAAACCTAAATCAGTATGTGGATGCAAAAATACAGTTGCTGCTGTTTCTGGATCGGACGTTCATCAGACTCCGTTCGCAATAGTCCCAAATAATAAATCAGGATATTATGGCGCAGTTAATGTATTATCCGATAAAAATGTTGCTGCATTCGATGAGTTGGGTCCAGACGAGGGAACCAAACTTGCGGATAACGCTAGTCAGACGGACGAAGCGCCCGTTAAATTTGATTACATGACACACGTATATATAAGTTCATTGGCGATCATTGGACTATTTGCTCTATACCGTCTTATTCATAAAACCCGATAAAAATATGATAGGAGGAGAACCGTTCCAATCATATTTTTTGATGTATTTATTTGATCGATTTGAATAATTTACAAATATAAGTCAGCGACTGCTCGTAGATTTTTTGTTGTTGTATTTGTTTTATCTTTTCTTTTTTTGCTGTTATTGCTTGCGCTTTGCGTTGTTTTTCATCCTCTATAATTTGTTTTTTGTCTAACTTTGCTTGTTTTCGGATGTTTTTTTGTTCGGCACGTTCTCGTTGTATGTTTTCTTTTTCTAATTTATTTGCAAGTTTATTTCGCGTTGTCTCTTCTTTTTCTTTTTGTAAAGTAATCTTACGTTCTGCTCGCTGTGCTCGGTTCTCTTCCTTTTCTCGGTGCAGAGTAAGTTTTTGTTGGACTTTTGTTTCGCGTTCTTGTACCTTTGCTGCTAATTGCGCCTCTTTTTCTAGTCGCGCGTGTTCTCGCTCTTGTTCTCTTAATTGTTTTTCTTCTTCTCTTATACGGATAATGTCCAACCGCTCGGCCGCAATACGTTGTCGTTCTAACTCCTTTTCGGCGTGGAGTCTGATGCGTTCTTGTTCCATTTCAATCTCCCGTTGAGCCATTCGTTCTATTCGAGCTTGTTCCCTTGCCTGACTTAAAAGCTGCTGTTCCGCTTCACGACGAATTCTTGCTTTGACGCAAGTTCGTTTATATACGTTGCTCGCCACTATTATTTGGTATGCCACTTTGCGAATGTAGTAATTGAATTTCATATCACCTACATCTGTGTGCATCATAACTGACAATGACAATATCAATCTGGTTTTGACTGAACTGATGTCTTGTGTGCGAAGTCTCTCTATCATATCATATACTGGATGTGTGATGTTGATTTGTTGTGGTTCTTCCGACACATTTGCAATTGTCGCGTATGAATAACCGCGCATTGTAATGGTTGGCAACAGATTTAGAAACGTTGGGCTAAGTTGCCATCGCCGCGAATGCTCGTTGTATTGGAATAACTTACATAAATATCCTTGTCGGTAAATAACTGACAACTCTTTCTCAGAAAACCATTCAAATATGTCATTTGCATTACTTGTGTTAACAACATCGTCGGTTTGGCTATATCTTTGCATTGTTGGGTATCGATCCATTACAACTGATAGTTTGGTATCAAAATCGATTAGATTATAGACCTCGCGTTGCAGCTCATAAGGCAACTTGCTAACATTATTCAATGTATTAACGGTCCAGTTTGGCATTTTATTATCGTTCTTCTATTAATGAAGTTTAAAGGTTGCAATTTATTGTATTGAAAAAAGTTTTTCAATTTTTTACAAAGCAGTAACATAAACCTAAATATTTATGTTACGGACGTACGGTTGATAATTTATAGTCTGTACCGCTTGTACAGTTCAAGTGCGACTAAACCACCGAAAATCTGTGCCAAACAGTATGGCACAATCTCACTGGTTGGCAACTTGCCAGCAGATGCCATCACAATGGACACCGCGGGATTAATGTGTCCACCAGAAATACTGCCAGTCATCGTAATGACCAATGCTAACGCAGCGCCAATCGCCAGAGGATTTCCAGTCGCTAATATTACATATATGAAAAACGCTGCTCCACAGAACTCTACTAAATAATTGTAATACATTCTATAAACTATGACACGAAAATTATTTAATGGTAAACAGTTGGGTATTTATTTGGAATGATACTTCCAGTAGGAACCGCGGGCGCATATCGGGGTACAATTGGACTGAATGTTTGGGCGTTCTTTTTTGCAGGGGCGACCGAGCCACCAGCGCGGGCACGACGCAAAGCATCATTTGCAGTATTTACGTCGCGATGTGAAGTAAATGATAGAATATTCGGGTTTACGTTAATCGATCCTTTTCCAAGTGCGGCTACCCGTCTGCGTCTCGCAATATCAGACGCATCTCTTGACGCTGGCATCCATTTTTTAGTGGGCTCAATTGGCTCGGGCAAGGTATCAATGTACATTTTTCGTCCCATTTGAAAGCTGCTAGTATTATCACTCGTACTGTCTTTTTGAGGCATTGCTTTATCACCAGCCAGGGCGCCATTATTTAGATTTTGTAAACTAAACATCATTCTGTACATCCTGTTCTATAACTATTATAGTATATGGTTATAGAATATTTATCGTCTAACACCCATTAGTGCTACATATCAACCATTTGATTCATCTCAATTCTTGGAATCATTGTAATTGCGATTCATTGCCTGTTGTTTCTTGAAACGAATGTAATCGGACGAATCAGACACAAATTTGGGATTGCCCGAATAACCCTCTACGCCAGTCCCGTCGCACGAAGATATGATGGACCCAATTCGTAGTCCAGGCTTGCTCTTATTTACTTGGTTGGGACCTCCGCATACATAATTAGTACGCGACAAGAAATCACCTAAATTATTTACGGCTCTAAACGGCGTAATAACACGACTTTGTCCGTTTACGGTTCCAGTCGCGTATCTGGTATTCCACGCACTACGCAACACGCGTCTTGACATCGTCTGTTCGCTATCCTTATAATTCGTCACTGTTTGTTTTCCAGAATATCCATTGAATGGACCGCCTAATACTGATGACATTATTATATTATACCATAGCAATATATTTTCTTTTTCATTGACGTGCTAAAATCATTATACGCGTTTTAGGATTATAAAAAACGTATGTAATATATATAGCGCGCAAATGGACAAGAATGAGGATGAGGATGTGGTTGAGGTCGAAACAGACCGTGCAAGCATTGTTACAAATAATAACGAAATGATTGATAAACTTACACTTGAACTATTAATGAATAAAAGTCATTACAAACGGTATATTGCGAACACTGATCCGACAAAACACGCAGAAATGGTTAAACACAATGCATTGATTACTAAATATAAATATAAAATAATGAACATTACAAATGACATGCTTTCTGATCCGTCTAAACAGATTACCACCAGCGTAAATGAAGCATTCAATGGATACGTAAAAACTCTTATTCAGTACTTTCAAATGAAGGAATTGGAAAATAAATCAAATGAACACTCGGATGAAGACGATGTATTGTTTGGAAGTATGGACGCGGATGCTGGTAATGCAGCTGAATCTGAACAAAATGAACCAGTTGAACCTATTATGAAGTCGTTCTGGGGAGGCAGCCGTGTAGTGAAACAAAAGCAGAATATAAACGGCAGGTCTAACAATCAAATGTTTTAGCAGATGAAAATATAAACATATATTGTATACAAACGAGAACCCAATGGTACATAAAAATGGGCGAAAAAGCCAAACACATAAACGCAAGAAAAATAATAAAACTAAACGAAAACTGGGCGAGTTCGCAAAGATGATGTGCAGCCCTGCTGTCAAAGATATGGCACCAGTAAAGGGTAGCTGTTTTCCTGCCCACGTGCTAATGCAACTGAAAGAATATTATAACTCTGCTAACCCGTCGACGAAAATCCACGACGTATCGCCAACCAAAATTTGGATCAGTCTTAAAACCAGATTGAATACGTGCACAAAAGAAGATTGTTGGTTAGATTTAATTACAGACAACAATATTCGCAAAACGCTGGATACTTATATTTTCGCACCCGATCAACCTGCAAGTTGGAAGAAAAATCCACACACTTGGTTAAATACTGATGACATATACAAAGTCCTTCGTCAATATGAGCAACGATACCCGCATTTCTGTGCCATCCGCCCCACGCCCATTGATTTTGATAAGAAAGTTGGCGGGAGTGACACGGAGAGTTGCGTTACTGATGAATTGTGCAAATTTAATGCAAAGCATCAGATATCGGTAAATAAAACTAAAATCGGCATTGTGTTTAATTTAGACGAACACGATGAACCAGGTTCTCATTGGGTGTCATTATTTGTTGACCTTGATGACCACTTTGCATTCTACTTGGATAGTGCAGGTGACCCAGTTCCGACAGAAATTAAACAGTTAGTTAAGCGTATACAGGATCAGTGTTCTCAAATCGGCAAAGAAATTACATTCTACGAGAACCATCCAATGCAACACCAATATGGCAATACTGAATGTGGAGTGTACTCATTATTCTTTATAATCACGATGTTAACTGGGCAAACCGAATTGCATAAGTTTGCCGACGTAGATTCAAAAATCGACTTCTTCAGGAAAAAACGCATCCCAGACAAGTATATTAGTAAATTTCGCGAGTTGTATTTTAATGCATAATTATCTATACGTAATATAATAGAAGCAGTATTGATATGAACACAGACAAACCAGACGTAACGGTATTAGTGAAAACAATAAAAGACCCAAATACAGAACACGTGTTTAATACGATTGTATATAATGCGAATGAATTAAACCACGATCATATTTCAGAACGAGTCGATTATGTTTTATCAGAATTGTCTAATTATTTAAAGGCATATAGTGGAGATGACCAAGAGCAAGCAGTTACTGGATTTTTCAAAACATTTGATAAAGAATTAACATTTGACCGCGGACCATATAAGATAGTCACCCAGCCTGGCGGAAAGATTACGCGCCGAAAATCGAACCGAAAAAAATC